AACCACGACTGCATTAATTTGATCCGAACCTGTTCTGGCATAAAACCAAATAATTTCATTGAACTCACCGTTGTGCCCGGCAAAAGCATTTTCCGATGCGGTTTGATTAATATTGTTAAAGACAAATTGTTCGACGGTACACGGTAATTTTTTCACTGAACCATCAAACAAATAGAAAGAATCTTGTGACATCCAAAAGCTATTACCATTTAAATCAATGCCTGCATGCTGTCCAATAATTCCACAGTTCTGACCGAGTTGTCGTAAACCAAAAGTAAAAGGTGGACCAATAAACTGTAAGGAGTGAAGAGAGGTATCTGTCCATACTAATGTTTGACCTCTCGAGCGTTCAGCAGCCAAGATCCGTGATCCGTCGGCAATCCTCAAAGAACCTGCTGTATTTTCCGCAGTAGGAGTATAATTGTTAATATCTTCTTGATCCGAGAATCGAAGTAATAAATCATCTTGGGTGGCAGGATTACCTATGGTGGTTTCTGTACCAAATAAAATTAAATGTCGATCAGGTGAAGAAACTAAACTTAATCTTGAAGTTGTTGGAGCATTAGCAACTGCTGTTGCTCTTGTTGAAGTTCCTACTGAAGTATCCCAACGATAAGTACCACCATTTAAAACAGTAGCAATCAAGTCTTCACCAAAGTTATCCAATGACCATTGTCTTGCCTCTAAGGTTACGTTAGAAGCTGTGGAAGGCTCACCCCAACCACCTAAACCATATCCATCGGTTCCCCAACCATAAGCGGCAGTCGAGAAGCTCGGACCAGGGTTAATTTGATAAGCTGCATTACCTGTGCCTCCACCACCTGCGGTGGAACCACTAGCAGTTGACGTATGAGTGACGGTATAAGCCGAAGTGTTGACAACGGAAGTCACTTCAAATTCTTGATTCATATCAAGTCCGTCAATCGTGGAGAAAGAATCAAAGGTTACAAAGCTACCTGCCTCACAACCATGTCCTGCATCGGTGACTAAAACAGTGGCTGTACCATTGGTGGTGAAAGGATCGGTTAAAGCTTCGGTTGCTCGAATTGGGGTAATATCAAAAACCGTTCCCTCTTCATAAACATATAGTTTTCGATCCGTGCCAAAAGCATCATATCGTGTGCCATCTAAAGCGATCCAACCATGCTGATCTCGTACCACACCCACAATGGTGGTATCAACAAACTTGTCCCAACCTTTGATTTTTTGGGGAAGGCCATTAAAAAAGCGTACATTATCCGAGTCAACCCATTGTCCTTGACCCGTATAATCGGTAACTTCTTTATTGATGCCTGGTTTTATCGTAAAATTAGTTAATGGCATTGTGCCAATATACTACTTAGAATATTAAATCTCAAGTCTATTTGGGTCGTCAGAATACCAACATATAAAGGTATATCTGTCCTCCTTAGTAATTTTACTTCCATGAGGTATTTCATTACCATTAAAAATTATTGTTCTTCCCACTCGTGGTTTGACACTACCGAAATCATTAAAAAAAGTTTCGCCTGACTCTAGTGAATTTAAAAAGGTAATTGACGTAAATTTCGATGTTTCAAAATCTTTGTGTATTTTTTGTTCACTTTCAGAGGTTTTACAAACAATTTGAATATTGTCTGGATATACTAAGTATCCAGTGTGTTTAATAACTAAATTATGAATATATCTACTAATTTTATTAATGTAGTTGCTTTGCTCAACATCTAATATTTTTTTACATCTTAATAAACTACTTAATCCATGTTTTTCATGAAGATTTTCGTTAGCTTTAAATATATTAATTAAATTATTACAAGATTCCTTATTAAGACAATTCTCTAACGCTATAATCATTTTTTATGAAAATCCATAGCTATAGTAATTCTATCGCTTTGAACTGGATCAACACTATGTTCCAAAGAAGCGTCAAAAATCAGACAAAGTCCTTGTCTTTCCTCAACCTTATAGGTTGCAAATTTTGTGTGAAAATTAAGACAATATTTTTCTAATGCTGGTTTGATAATAATAATCATTGAATAATGATTTTTTCTGTGGATATGCTTCGTAGTATAATTACCTTTCTCGTATAAATTTATCCACCAGTGGACTTTTTCCCAACGATCATGATTAGTTATTTGTGGTAAAATATTTTTACAACAAAAATCTGCCATATCATGTAAAAAAGCAAAGTCTGGATTATAACCAGAAGTAAGAGCTTTGACATTTTCTAAATCTCTTATCCAGTTAATTTTTTCTTGATAAACAAAATTTGTAATATTTTCACAATCTTTTTGAGGGAGTACAAATTCAAAAAGATTCATCTATTTTTTTTGAAACATCGATCCAACATGACCTTTAAAGGCTCTGTTCCCAAAGTGTGTTAAAGGCATGGCAACATCCGCCCATATCTCTCCCCCACATTCTTGCCATAATCTTGAAAAGTAATAATCCTCTGAAAGATATCGTATTTGTCCTTTACCTGTATTATAAGGACCAACAGCGAATAAGTCATAACAGTTATCTGATTTAAAAGACTTACCATTGATAATTTGATCGGAATCATACTTACGCTCAGGGAACTTTTTCATCATGGTGCGAAATACTTCTCTTTTAACCAACATCATTCCAGTTGCTGCTTCATTAACCTTACAAAATCCATCTTTCATTGTAACGTTTTGAGGATCATCAAAGTTTAAATTATATCCTAAAGACTTAACTTCTAGTTCTTCTTCAGTTGCATTGGGATTTTCTTTTAAAGCTTGTTTAATTTTTTCAAAGTGAACATGTTTGCGAGGATAAATACCACACGCTACGTCTTTATCTGCACAAAGTAATCTTTCAATATTCTGAGCACTAAAACCGATGTCTGCATCAATGAACAATAAATGAGTAGCAATATAATCTGTTTGATCCATCATCATGGAAACAATCGTATTTCTTGCTCGGGTAATTAAACTTTCGTTTCCCATGGTTTGAACTCTCATTCCTACCCCTTGGGCCATGGACCATTGTTGTAATTGTAATAATCCATGCATGGTACTCTCGGTGAGCATTCCACCATACATAGGCATTCCTAAAAATATTTTATAATTCTTATCTTTAAGTTCTTCTGATTTAATCATCCTTTATCTCCTAACATATTTCTTTTATCAAATTTGTATTCTTTATATGGTCCTTCTTGATCTACATAATGTAAAAAAACAGTAGTGAAGTGATCATGTTGACATACTTCTCTCCAGTGAATCTTATCCATTCCTTTAAATATAACTGCATTGTTAGGAATCATAGGAAATTTATGTTCAATTCGATATCTTTTATATTTTTCTCCTTCTTCGCTGTAATATTTGTAATCTGAATTTTCATCTTCTTCTCCAACAAATATCTCATAAGGTTTATTAATAGGATCTGCTCCTAAACAAAGAGCGACCGTATATTCACAAGAAGGTCTGTCTTTATGTATTTTTAAATCCGAACCTTTGTCATAAATTCTAAAATAAGAATAAGTTGGCCATAGTTTTTTTCCTACATTTTGTTCAACAACAGGTGTGCTCATATCCATTAATGTTTCCATTAAATAATCACCATGCTCACTTATTAAAGAATTTGTTTGACCATCTATATTAAATTTTTTTTGATTAGAAAATTTAATGATCGAATAGGAATAAACTAAATTCAATATTTGTTTTGGTAAAAATTCTTTGATAAAAATTGGTTCCATCATAGCACCCAACCTATTAAAGCATATCGTGTCCCCTTTGTAACTTTGTTGACTTGATGCGGAAACATAAAATTGGAAGGAAAGATAACTGCATCCCCAACATTTTGAGGAATAGTGTACTTTCCTTCTGGAATATCAAAAACAAATTCACCACCTTCATATTCATTATTTAAACAAATAGAGATAGATAGATGTCTTTCACTACAATCTAATCCAAAATCTTCATGGAATTTATACCCTGCTTGATGTTCATTAGTATCGTATTTAAGAATATCTAATTGTGATATTTTTTTAATATTGATAGAATGCTTTTTTTTGTAGTGGTCAACACAATGAAATATTTTTTCTTTAACTGCGTTTAGACAAATTTTTTCACCTAAAGATTTAGGTTCTAACAAAGATCGAGTTAAACAATTTCTAATATTTTTATTCACTCCATTTCCCATAATTCCTGCATCGTTGTAGTTATTATCAAAATAAGAAATAATTTTTTTACAGAAAGTTTGAGGTATTATTTTTTTGACTTCTAAAATATATTCTTTCAT